ATGTTAGACATTAAAAAAAATTATCTTTATGATCAAAAGAATTATTTGGTGGCACAGCAACACAAATTTGCTGAAAATTATATGATTACCAATTCATCACCGCTGTTTTATAAACATTCCGACAAACATATATTTATTAAAACATTTCGTTGAATATATCAAAAAAGTATAATTATAATTCAATGTATGGGAGTGTGTTAAAAATGCTGATACAACCTCGTTTCCCCCCTTCCCAACTGGCAGGAAAGTATTCCTAATAATCTCTTGCAGTATGTCGTAAAATGGACAGGAGAACTGAACCCGAGTTGTTTGACTATTATTTTTTATTAAGATTTTGATTTTCTGATTATTACTCTTACTCGTTCCGCCTTTTTTGCATCCATTTATAGAAACTTTCATGAAAAGAGTACGTGATGATTTATTGTTATCAAGCCGGTAATAATCAAATCCAAAGTCTGACTTCATTTGATCATTCGAATCGGATAAATGCCCATTCATACATAATAGTTTCATATTCTTTTTCTGAGTATAATCAAAGTCACTTTATATCAATTTTTATTATATGACGGAACAGGTTTACAATCTATATTTATTGCTTTTTCAAGCCTATTATTTGTTTTTTTTACATTGTTCCTTTTAATATTATTAATTTTATATTGGTAAATAGGAGGTAAATACAGAGACATTCCTTACATGGAAATTAGTTCTGACAGTATCTTCATACTTGTTATCTTTTCATCTGAAACAGGTGCTATATGATAAGTTTTTTTTTAATAATTATGGACAAATTCCGGTTCTAGTACACATTTATGGAGAAGCAAATTTTATATATTCTGAATATTTAATCTCCACATGCGGATTGTCGCTTGATATGGTTTGCCGTACTGCTTTAATCCGTTTCCAAAACCACCATCCTTTGTATTCTACCCACACGGCTTGATGGAGGGTCACAGGAACCCTTATATTTCCTCTAAGATGATTGTCCTCAATCAGACCTGTCAATTGTATATGTGGTGTTACCATTTCCACTTTTTGTCTGACTTGGGAAATGGAATCACGGATAAAGAGTGTGTCCCGGATATCGGCATCAACCGGTACCCTTATCTCTATGTTATGTCGTGCCGCTGCTTCGAGTTTCTTAACCTTGATTCCAAGCTGCCTGATGATTTTAGCATCTTCGCTTCGTAGCTCTTTGTATTCGTCTCTGGTAAGTCGCAGTACTTTTGTCTCAAGGGCCATCGTTGCGGAATCGATCTGCATCCGCTTCATACCGGAGAGCAGCGCGGTATTGTTCATTCGGAAACGGTCGCGCTCTTCTGTGAGATACAATGCATGTCTGTGCTGCAACCAGACAATTCCTCCGAGCAGGAAGAGGATGGTTGACAATATTCCATTTAATTTATTCATAAGATATGGATTTTTCGGGAATGAACCACAGGAATTCATCCAGATAACTTTCTTCCAACAACACAAGGCTGCCCCGGTTCGTTTCCCGGTTCTGTGAGAGGTCTTCCACGACCACTCCACGGTGGCCGATCAGTTCGTCCAATCCCATTTGTGAGAGTTCGGACGAGACGATGATAGTAATGTATGCGTTCTTAATCATGAAAGGTTATGTTCTATAGTCCTATTTGTGCGCTCCCTGGCATTTGAGGAGTTCACGAATGTCCGCACGAATTTCGTGCAGATCATTCTGAACGCTGTTGAGCTGCATCATGGTGGCCTCAAAAACAGACTTGTCCAGTTTCATGGCGTCAATACGGTCATACTGGTTTTTGATTTCGGTCTCCATACCGGCACATTTCGTTTCCAACCTGGCAATCTGCGCCGTGTTGTTGATATGTTGTATGTACAGTGTCAGTGAAAACGATAGTACTACTACAATAATCTTGAAGTACTTTATTACAAATTCCTTGAATTGTTCCATATGATTATTCCATTAAAAGAGTGTATGCGTCCTTGATAGCCCTGAGCAGGAGTTCTGCCGCCGCACTGTCCCAAAATCCATAGACAATCAATGCGACCATGATTGCCAGATAAGTCCACCAGGCTATCTCCTGTTTGTCAATCTTATGCTTCCCTCTGGTCATCTTCTGTCGTTTTTGGGGGTACAATTACATTAAAAATCACATTGCCGTCATTACCCTCGATGCGCAAGCGACTCTCTTCCTTGTGCCTGATGGGGAAAATTTCCATCAGTGCCTTGGCGGCATTGACCGACACGGCCCTAAGTGCCGCAGGAGAGAGGGGGACTCCGAAACGGTCCGTATAGTCCGAAGTGGCCGCCTCGTCCATGACGGCTTTGAGGGTTTCGGTCACTTGCAGTTTCACGGCCATTGTTTCCATTTCAAAGCGTTCCGAAGACAGCAATGTCCTGATGTGTGCCAATACATGGGGCTTGTTCATCAGGTAGTTGGCGGAAGCATTAGGATTCTTTACCGCATTCTCCCCAAACACTTCCACGAAACATTTCTTCGGTCGTCCCGCATATTCCAGGCCGCCATTCACATAGAGGTTGCAATATTGCAGTTCCTGTTCTGTAAGCGGCTTTCCTTCCGGTTTATCCGGCATGTCCATTATCTTGTCTGATTTCATTTCCTTCTTTTTCTGAAAGAGTAGCGGATTTCCAGTGATGAGGTTTTACAAAATCCGCTTTCTCATTAATTAATTGTTCCATCAGTGCTTCATAAAACACTTGTGCCAGCGCGTCGGCACATGCCTCGGCATCCGCCAGTGAATTTATAATCCGCAAATTGAACTTAATTTCAAGATCATAGCCCGATATAAACGCCATAAGTTCATTGCCGTCATAGCCTAATGCCCCATATGTCATACGGTCTGCAGTATGAAACGTGATGGTTTCCGGAATCGGGCCCTGCTGAATGTCTTCCGCATCTTTTTTATTGATATCCGTCATCATATTTTAAAGTGTTTACGGGTTTTCTCTTTTGTCTGTATTGTGATTGCTTCCCCTCCCGCATGACGTAACCGGGAGGTATAGATACCAAGTATGTCAAGTGTGGCCGTTACATCGGCAGCCGCATCATGTGCATCATTCAATTCCACTCCCAATCGGGAGGCGATCAGCTCCAATTTGTAAGAAGTCACTTCCGGATCGGCTGCAAATGCCAGCCTCCCTACTGTAAGCGTATCGATATAGTGGGGCTGGAAATTACCGTAATAGTCCTTCGTTCCGGCAAAAGCTTTTTCAAACTCAGCAACCAGTCCGGCATAGTTCATCAATTGTTGTAAAAAACCGATATCAAAAGTGACATTCTGTCCGATCAGTATGGGTTTACACTGGTTGCCTTTCGACAAGGCGCTACGTTTGGCGAAGGCGATGATTTCTCCGGCCGCCGTCTTCATATCCACCCCTTGTGTGCGTAACATTTCCATAGTGATGGCGGAATAGTCCAATGCCGTCTGCTCATATTTCATAGGGACAACCCCGGCCTCCTTCGCCTGTTCGTGGCGGGTTCGTAACACTTTGCGACGGGGCAGTCCGGCATCCGCCTTGCCATAGGGGGCGATATATGCCTGGCAATGGTCGAACACCTGCCAGGTGTCGAAACGTACGGCTTGCAGGGCGATCTGGGTACAGGCGCATTCACGGCAGTCCAGACCGCCGGTTTCAAAATCCATCCCGATCCCCACGTATACTTTCTGTTCTGTTTTTGGTGTCATGTCTTAGGATTGAATGAATAACATTGAGTTCTTATAGGTTTGGAGCGTATTGCATCCGTTATAATCACTGTAACGGACGACAGCCGTGAGAATGACCACCCGGCCCTTGAGGGCCTGTATCTCGGCGCGGTGTTCCATGTAGTAGTCGTTCCAGCAGACACATTCCGTAATGCGGTTGTTCTGCGAGAGCGTGAGCTTGGCGAAACGTTTCCGGCTTCCCGTTTCCCTGTCCTTATAAGTATGCTCCGCAACCTCCACGACCGTGGCGCAGACCGTTACCTTCCGGCCGTCGTTCTCATCCAGTGCCACCTTGTCCAGTGCCAGGTAAGAGGCTTTTCCCCTGACCTGCCTGCGGGCTTCCGAGTTGTCGAAGATGCGCCGGTAATCAATACTGCCGATGCCCGATACGGCAATCTGCTGTTGCGACCAGAAGAAATGCCTCCCACGTATATCTGGGGGGAAGTCTTTTTCGGAAAGAGAAAATCCCAGTTCCCTGGCGGCACGTTCGAGCAGGGCACAGCGTTCGGTAACCGCCCCGACATTTTCCACGCGGTCAAAACATCCGGCAAGGACCATGTGCTTGACATGGCGGGCATTCACGGGCACTTTCACCGCCTCCTCCGGGTTGTCCGGGTCATCCCAATAGCTGTACTTTTTGAGCTTGTAACGGAAAATGCGGTGTATGAAGTTCTCAATGCCGGTATACGCCCCGCCCCGGTCACGTTCCGTAATGATGTGTTCCGCCGTCTTGACACCCACCTGTTTGATACGGGTAAGCGACCAGAATATTTCATCGGTGGCGTAATCGGTAAAGAACTCCGTTCCCGAGCGGTTGATGTCCGGCGGCACGATCTTGGCTGACGAGCAGCGTTCCATCTCCGCCATCAGCGGGGGGATTTCCTTGTCGTCCGCCCATTGCAATGCTACGGTATAGAATGCCGACGGGTAATTGGCCTTGAGCCAAGCCCCGCAGTAGGCGGTCAGGGCATAGGCTGCGGCATGGGAGCGGTTGAACGAATATTTTCCGGCCACCTCTATCTTGTGCCAGATTTCTTCCGCTTCATAGTCCGGGCAGCCATTGCGGACAGCCCCCGCGATGAAATCGGCCTTGAGCGTAGCCATCAGATCCGCCTTCTTCTTGCCGATGGCTTTTCTCAACAGGTCGGTTTTGCCGAGGTCGAAGTCGCCGAGCGTGTGGGCTATGGACATGAACTGCTCCTGATAGCACATTATTCCGAACGTGTTCTTCGTCGCCTCGTAACAGCCGTAGTCATAGACCGGCGCCACTTCTCCCCGCCGGAAACGGATATAATCTTCCGTGGCCCCGATGTCGAGCGTGGCGGGACGGTACAGGGCGTTGATGGCGATCAGGTCCTCTATGCACTTTGGCCGCACATCCTGAATGAAGCGGGTGATGCCGGGTGAAGAGAACTGGAAAACATTCTGTGTGTTGCCTTCAGCGAGCAGCCGGTACGTCTTGTCATCCTCCAGCATCTCCTGTGTGATACGTTCTATGGACAGTTCCTGTCCGAAATGACTGTTGGCCAATGCGATGACGGCGCTGAGCTTGGCGAGCTCCTTTGTCGCCAGCACATCCTCCTTCAGCAGCCCGATCTCATCGACCGAGTAGCCGTCGAATTCCGACACTAATGCACCGTCCATCTTTCGGACAGGCAGGTAATCGAAGCACTCGGCCTGCCTGCCGTCCCGGGCATCAGGTGTCACTATAATTGCGGAAGCATGTATGGATGCGGCCTTGGGCTGTCCGAGAAGCCCGCGCACATCTTCAATGACTTCCGGATAGGTCTGGATAAACTCACGCAGTTTCCTGTTCGTCGTCGCCTGCATGAACAGCCCCGTCCAGTCCGTACCGTCATCTATCATGGCTGTGATATAGTTCACGATGGCATGCGGTACGCGGTGCACACGCGCCACATCCTTCAATGCTGCCTTGAGCTTCATGGTCGTAAAGGTTCCAGCCGAGAATACACGCTGGCGGCCATCCACATTGTAACGTTCTTCCAGATAGTCCTTGATCTCCTGCCGCCGGTCGGAAGCGTAATCGACATCGATATCGGGCAAGGACGCGTGTCCGCCTTCCGTCAGCCCTCTGTCAACGAACGAATCCATGACAGTCAAAGGGGTATCCGCTTTCCTGATTTTAATGTGAGTCACTTTCATCTTATATATTTCTTATATCGAACAATGGCGCTTACCGTCTGGCGGCTGACGCCGTACTGTTTTGCCAGGGTATCCTGTGAGGCTTTGCCGGAGAAATACTTCACCCGTACCTCTTCCGCCTGTGCGTTCGTCAGTTTGGCGTTCACACTTTTCTCTCCATAATCCTGTTTGAGCCCGCCCGCAATGGCGTGTTCCATATTCCGTTGGTGCGTACACATTTCCAGATTGTCCGCGTTGTTGTTGTATCGGTCACCGTCAATATGGTTTACTTCCAACTTTGGATTCCATTCCGGAAGGAAGTGCTGTGCCACGAGACGGTGTACGGAGAATTTTGTCCCGACGCCTCCTTTATAAAGCCGCACACAGTCGTAATATGAGGTGGTCCCGCACCAATGGCTCATGATCCGTTCAGGCTGTATCCAGGTGATACCGCCATGCGATACCTGCCGTTCCAGGCTCTTAATGCGCCCCTTGTTGCTGATTCTATACTTCCCTTCATAATTTTTGATATCCACCCAGATTTCCCGGGTGTCAGTCATTGGCTATTCTGTTATGTGCTGTTTGAAAAATATCCCGGTCTATTTCCACGCCTATGAAGCGCCGTCCCATGTTCCTGCAGGCGACAGCAGTACTGCCGCTGCCCATCGCAAAATCAAGGACGAGGTCCTCCTCGTCGGTATAGGTGCGTATCAGATATTCCAGCAAGGCAACCGGTTTCTGTGTCGCGTGCAGACAGGACATCTGCTTGTCCGTCTTGAATCTCAATACACTGCGCGGATAGCGTTCCGTGGAGATGTAGTCCCGGTAATTGTCATGCTGCCGACATATCTCCCCGCTGTCACACTTGCGCCGGTGGTCGGCCATTACGATCTTGCACCGGTGCCCGTCCGTTTTGACGGGGTTGTATTTGGACAGCCTGTCATAGAACACGAGAATGTCCTCGTGTGCTTTCATCGGCATACGCCCGGCATTGAGAAAACCTGTCGCCTGTGTCTTCTCCCAGATCCATTCATAACGCAGCTTTTCAAGATTGGAACAGCCCAATATGCTGGTAAAAGGATGCTGGCAGAACAGCAGTATGGGAGTTCCGGGGGCGGAAACGCCTTGTATGGCATTCCACATCCCCCGAATATCTATCACGGCATCCCAGCGGCAGTGTGTCGTACCATATGGCGGGTCTGACAATACCATGTCGGCAACGATGCCCTGCCCTGCCAGTAGGGGCAGCACCTCGAGGGCGTCACCCCGGTAAAGGTCGCAGCCGTCATAGGGACGGCGGTGTTCGTAAGTCGGATTCATGGGTTTCGAGTTCCTTTAAGTTCCACAAACAATCTCGGCGGTCAAAAAGAATTTCGTCACCGCAAATCAATTCACCGGCATATATTGTTTTTTCTTCCCCATCGCGGAGAATCCTCAAACGGGCATCCGCACAGAGACGATAAATTTTATTTTCAGATTGTATCTCCACATATTGTTCGCCTTTGTTAAGCGTAATGTCCGGAGCCAGTACCGTTATCTCGTCTTTCCAAACCAGTCCGCAGCGTTCCGGAACAAGAAAACGTGAGAAAATCAGGTCGTATTTCAGCGGGTCGATGGAGGTAATGCCCAACAGGTAGGAGACCAACGATCCGCCGGCGGAGCCACGCCCGATACCGGTTGCAATGCCCCGGCGGTGCGCCTCACGCACCATGTCCCACTGTACAAGAAAATAATCCACGTTGTCGGTTGACTCGATGATATAGACTTCCTCGTCCAGCCGTTCCCGGTAGCGTTCCATATCCGGAACTTTTCGTTTCAACCCTTCATCAAGCAGCCGGAGAAACATCGTGCGGCGATTGCCGTACCGCTCCACTTCTTCGGGACGCATACGGTATTCGGGCATGAACATCCGTCCGGTCTCGAACACGGCTTCCGCCCGTTCTGCAATTTCCACCGTAGGGCGGCACATACGTCCGAACAGGGCATCGAAGTCCCATTTCTCGGAAAAAAGCGGACGGAGTGTGTCATACAGTTCATCCGCTGTTTTGAAATATTGCTCCCCGCTCTGTTCATGTGCGGCTCCTGCAGCAATTTTGTTCACTATAATTTTGGAAGCGGCATCATCTTTGTCCATGTAATAGCAATCCGGCAGGAGGATCGGTTCTACTGTAAACAGATCCCTCTCGGTATCATAGCAATTACAGAAATAATATTTAAGGGCTTCCAGCTGCTCCCGGTCAATACGGTCCGCCTTATATTCGTTGGCGTCTATCTGGTAATAAACCGCTTCGGCCCCTTTCCGGATCCGTTCCACCTGTTTAGGGTGTCCGGCCATCCAATAGACAGAGCGGGTGGCAAAGACCGGCACACACCCTGCGGCATACATCAGCAGCTGTTCATAACGGATTGTATTGTTTTCCGAAACCACCATCACGGCGGACTGGATATGCAGCAGGTTGTGGAGTCCCTCATTGTTCAGGGCATATATTTTCAGGTTTACGGCTTCTTCTTCATGAATCATTGTCAGCGAGTAGCCGAAGATGTGTTTCAGCCCGTTTTTGGCACATTCTTTTTGGAAATTGAGTGTGGCGGCCATTGTATTACGGTCACAAATGCCGACCGCCGTATGTCCTGACCATTTTGCCTTGCGACATAAATCCTCCAGGGAACCACAGGCGTTCAGCAGTTCGTAAGAAGTATGGACACCAAGATTCACAAACGGAATGTCATGTGCCGGAGGCCCGGGACGGCCGATGTATTTCAACAGATTGAAACGGAATTCTTCCCGAAGGTCGTAATAGTACCAGTTATATCCGAAAGGAAAAGCCACATGGTAGATTCCCTCCTCCATCAATACTGCCGGATTCTCCATCAGATTGAAGACAAGTTTATCGCCGTCACTGCGGAAAATGGATTCCACACCGGACAGGTCAGCCGTGAACAGCCGTCCGAACCCGGGTATGTCCACCACCTCCGTGTCAACCGGTATATAAGAAATCCGTTGTATATCAAGCCATGCGAGCAGTTCCTGTATCATCTTTCCTGTACTTTTTTGAGTTTGTATTCAAGGACAGACAGCAGACGGTAGGCAAAGATGCCGTAGACCTCCGTTTCCGCCAGTTCATCCCAGTCTTTATCGGCATCCGCTATATCTGCGATGAATACCTCGAAGTAGGTCCTCAGCCGTTCCGCAGCCCGTTTGACCGCCTCGACGGCATCACCGTCATATCCAATAACCACGGTCCTCACGCCTTTCGATTGCAGCTTGTAAATCTGCACATCGGAAATTTTCTTTCCGAAAGTCGCTACGGCGGCAATATGCGGGTTATCGTAAAGTTCAAGTTTTCGCGTCAGCGCGATGACGTCAAAAACGCCCTCTGCAACGATGACCGTATCGGTACCGTCCTTGCGTACGGCATCATAGTTATAAAGAAGTTTGGAAAAGTCGTTCTCTGTGGAATTCCGATAACGAAGTATCTTGTATTCACCTTTGTACTTCGTTTTGCGGTTGTAGGTGTCTATCTCCTCTTTTGGCCAGGTATGGCGCGAAACATATCCGACAACCATACCGCAGTCGATGACCGGGAAAATTACATAGTCGGCATACCGCGGATTGAGCCTGCCGGTTATTCCGGCAGGAAAGTATTCATAGTCATCGAAGCAGAATCCGCGCTGTTTCAGATATGGGTGGCGGAAAGTTCGTTTATAGAAGTCCGGCAGTCCGGACGGGACCAGTTCATCGTCTATATCTTCCGCCTCATCAGGTTCCAGCAGGTGCAGGTTCAGCGGTGCCGAGATGTCTGTTGTTTCGGAAACCATCAGGTCCATGCGTCCGATAGCCGCCAATAACTGCGCAAGTGTACGGGTGGACGCCCCGCAGGAGAAACAGTGTGCCATGAACGGTCTGTGGCGGACGGTTTCCTTACCGATATAGATACCGAACTTACCGCCCTGCTTGCCGCAGAACGGACAGCGCGGAACTATAAGGTTCTTGCCGCTCCCGTCCCGTTTGGCCCCCGTTTCACGGGTTATCTCCGAAACCAGATATTGATATTCCTGTACAGACAGTTCCATATGAAAGGTATAGCTGCAGTACAAGGGCTAAAGTTTAAAAACGCCTCATAAATTTCATACTGTCTTGATACGCTTTCTCAAGACGGAAATGGGTATCGCACACTACCGCAACAGGAGAGGGAGCCTCTATGCCTTAAAAGGCAGGACGAAAACCTGTCCATATGTCGTGGCGGGTGCTGGTGCGGATAACAAGGAGGTCAGTGGGAACAGGCCTTCTCCCGGACAGAGGTTCATGGCAGGATACCGCGAACTTATCCGACGAAAGGGGATATAACAGAGGAAACTTCCATGTATTACTAAGAAAAATCCGTACAACAAAAACCTGCCGGCAGACTCCGCACGAAAGGACGGATAAAAAGCCCGGCAAGATTTCACGTCTGCCCCAAGGACATACTGACTGTACCGAAATCCGGAAAGACCTCAAGGAGATTCCATGAGTGGCTCTTTCCATGATTTTTTAGGGAATTTATTTGACCGGTCGGAATTAAATCGCTATATTTCAAATTACAAAGCGACTGTGTTTAATGAAATTTATTAACGAAAAGTATATGAAGACAAATGAGGACTGGTCCGAAATCGTGGATACGCTTCGTCCGTATCTTAATGGGAATTCAGCAAGAGAAAGGCATCTGAGGGATGTAGAGAACTGTCTGCGGTTTCTCGGATGGAAAAAGACCAACGGAACGATGAGGTCACGCTCCACATCAGACGAGGAGTCCGGTAAACCGGCAATAACCTTGTTGAAACGGGAAGGGAACTCCGGATGGCAGGCGTTTCCCGTCATGACGGAATCCCCGGATGGCATGACATACGCCACGGGGCTGTATATAAGGGAAAACATCCGGCTTTATTACAGACCCGATAGCGGGACAGGCATACCGGTCTGCGTGCTGACGGCGGAATTCAGGGAGGATGACACCAATGGGCCGCTTCTCTGCGCCCTGCTGTCCTGTAAGGAGTTCGATTTGAAAAGTGTGGAGAATTTCTGTCTGAGGCGCTACAACCTGATGCGTACGGGTGGCAGTTTCCGCCAGTGGGTGGAGGATTTTCTTTCCGAAAGTAGCGGAACGGGGAATATCATCGGCCTGCTCAGGGAAAGATTCATGTCCGAAGGGTTCGAGGAGTCCCTTATCAGGGAGGAACTGGAGAAGCTCGGACTTAGGGTACGCTATGAAAAAGGGCATGCCGTAATCACCCTCCGTTACCCGGAATGAAGCGGTTTCCCGCGGCAGTCCCATACCGCTATTACCAGCCTGTTACAAAACTCTGTACTGCATGCCTGGCGGGCTGACCGACCGGAAGAACTGGGAGCATAGCCTTCTCTATATGGGAGAGATTGGTCTGCCTTTTGCAGTTCATTTTCACAGGAATAAAACTATCTGCTATTGAACTTTCATTTTGAACGTTTTTTTATTCCCTGTTCAGATTCAGCGTCCTCTGCCCGTCATAGAACACCTCGTTGTCATAGTCCGTCGCTATTTTGATGGTATCGCCCTTTTTGAAAAAGCGGCTCTTGGCCACATGCAGGCGCATCATGTTCTCCTTGCGTTCGGCTGATGACTGGTTGAGCGAAATAAGGTGCGTGCATGGGCGTGCCAGCCCCTTGGCTTCCGAACAGTTGTACTCTGTCAGTACATTCCTTTCGTCATTCAGCCACTCGCGGTCTTCAATGGTCGATTGATATGTCACGACCATCCATACCTTTTCGTCCGCCGCCAGGTCCTTGAGGTCATTGGCCACGGCGATACGCTTTGCGCGTTCATGGTCGGCCCCCCATGAACGGCGGTTGGCGTCTGTCAGCAGATCCATCGAATCGACGATGACGATGTCCGGATTGTGACCTTTGAGTTTGCGATATTCCGAGATTCCGTTCTTGATGTCAAGTGTCGATACCTGGGCGTTGAAACGCGGATAACTGCGTACCGTGATGCTGCCGGCATACGATGCCACCAGCTTTTCCAGATGGCGCATCTCCGTATCCGAGATCTTTCCCCGTTCGTAATAATAGGCGTTCTTGGAAACCAGCCCTCCCGAATAGGCGTTCAACGCTTCCTCCTCGGACCCCTCCAGCTGGAAGTGCAGCACATGCAGCCCGTCGTCGATGTCCGCCCTGACGCCTATCCATTTGGCGATATGGGATTTCCCCACACCGGTACTGGCAAGAAAGCAGGTCAGCTGTCCTCGCAGGTTGCGCCCGGCATTGAGCGCGTCCAGAAACGGGATATAGAACCGGGACACACGTGGTGATGCCGAGCGTTCCTCTTCCTCCTCACGGCGGCGGTTCCGCTGGAAGCGCTCCGTAAAGGTCTCCGCCACATCAATGAACGAGGTACTCTTCAGTGTAAAGCCCGCCAGCCATTCGGCATACCCGCGCAATGCCTTTTCCGCCTTGTCCTGTTTGTTCTCGTTATACAGTTTTCCCACTTCCGCATAGACCGACTGTAACCGGACACCCTTGATGTAGGACTCCAGCATGTCGATCATCACTTCGGAACTCTGGCCCTCGTCATACTCCCGGAAGGTATCTATCAACTCAATGGCATCGTAATCCTCATGGAAAGTCTGTGCCAGTACGGCATATGACGGCGGTGTCTTGTAGGTTCTGAAATGTGCGGCAATAGCCTCCTGCACCCGTTGGAATGAGCGGTCCGGAAGGTATTCCTTGCGCATGTGGCGGGAAAGGACAGCGCACAGCTGCTCCTGGCACAGCGCCGTGGCATAGAGCTCATACAGGAACTCGGCACTGAGAGGATTGACGGAACTCATGGCTTCACCTCCTCTTTCCACCATGCCTCACAACGAATCCGGTAAAGTTCCGGATAACGAGCCTCTGTTCTACGGCGGCACGGATCCGCTTTCGCACATTTGGAACATGACGGCGAGAAGGGTGTCCACATCAATGTGGAGAGCGCACAGACGAGATAGCCGGCCTCGCTGGAGAGCAGGCGACGTTTGGTAATCTCCTCATATTCCGGGTAAATGAAACGTCCGAAAGGATGCCCGCAGCGGTTCTCCACTGCCTGTGTCAGACTGTCACGTGACAGTCCGAAACCTTTCAGCCACTGGTCTTCCCAATAACGGCGTTCCTTTCCGGAATGAAGATACCGGTCAGTTGCCTTCCGTCCAAACGAGTGGGAAATGTTCCACTTTCCACGATAAGAGGGGGCATATCCGGAAAGGGCATACACCTGGCATATGCAGAAATCTGACAGGCGTCCCGGACTGACAGATCCGGCTTCCCGGCACAACAGGTCGAAACATGCCGAAAGCTGTCTGTCCGCCTTTCCTCCGGACGGGAACTGGAAATCCGGCCACACTGCAGCACGGAGCAAGCGTGTAAAAAGCCTCCGGCATCCGTCAATCCACTCTTTTTTCTCCATCACGTGTCAAAAGTTTGCGCAGTTGTGTCTTGGCCAGAAAGAGACGGCTCTTGACCGTCTCCACATTTCTGGTCTGCAATGTTCCGTTGCGGTAAGTTATCTCCATGATTTCTCCGATCTTATAGCCGGCCTGCTGTAAAAGCAGGGCCTCTTTGTAAATCGGCTTGAGCCTGTCCAATGCCCAAAGGATATCATCATTGTAATACTTGTGATAATTATCCATTCCCATGCAGTTCTCCGACGGTTCGTCCTCGCCCGGCAGGGAGGAGGATATTTCCGAGATATCGATATTGTCATCCGGGGGCATGCGGCTTTTGTTGCGGTTGTTGAGGTCCGCCACAAGCCGTTTGGTCACGGCATAGATCCATGTTTTCACCGGACGCGCCGGATCATAACTGTCCATGTACTTGAAGAAATTAACCAGCGCTTCAAGATAGTTATCCTCTATGTCCTCCTGGTTATAGGTATATTTGATACAAATGCTGTATATCAGATTCTTGTGCGGCATCACATACTTTCTGAGAAGTTCCGCCCTCCGTCTTGCGGATTCATCGTCAGAGGGTACAACCGCAATAAACACATCTTTCTTTTCCACGTTTTCACTGACCGAAAAAAGGTTGATAATGAATCTCATGTCCTAATCTGTCAGCTGCCATTGAGCATCAATTTAAAAAAAGCGGGCGGAGAGAAGGCCGCCCGAATCTTGGCAAGTGCCGTTCTACAACCTGTGCCTGCGGATGTAATAATGGAAGAGATGGCAGGCGTCCGCTGCATTGTCATCCACCGGAATGATGCCGTATCTTTCCTTGCATGCCGCCACCATCTGTGCCTTGGTGGCGTGCCCGTTCCCCGTCGCCCATTTCTTGAGCACCGCCGGATTCACAAACTCCGGTTCGGGAAGTCCCAGGCTGTCACATACTTCGATCAGGATTCCCCGAAGTTCCGAGAGCCGGCGCATGTCATAGAAATAACGGTTCACACTCACATCCTCCGTTACGACGCGCCGGATACCATGCGCGCGGATAAACGAGACAAGGACGGTACGGAATGCGCCGTGCATCCTGTTGCCGTTGCGCCGTCTGCTTTCGGTAAAGTTCCATGTTCCGGCCTCATGCACGGAAAAATATCCGGTATGCGTAGCTATATCCAATGCAAGCACCTCTTTCCTGTCCGGGGTACTATTCTCCAATCCTTGATTCGCAATTCTCTTTCACAATTACCAGTTTATGGGGATAACCTTCCGCAACATTACCGTGGGAGACAACCAGTACGGTACCTCCGAGCGAGTTCAATGCCTCGAACATGGAAGCCAGCCCCGCCTCGTCAACCGCTTCGAGTATCTCATCCAGAACCAGAAGGTCCAGTCCCTTGCCATCATCACAGTTACTGTTCACGAGTTTTTGCATGGCAAGGATGGTTGCGAGGTTCACCCGTGCCGCTTCGCCTGCCGAGAACTTGCCGAACGATCCGCAGTCCATGCCGTCACGCAACAGCGAAATGGAAATCTTCTCCCGGACCTTACCGCTTTTGAGGACGGTATAACCGTCAAAACGGATGCGTATGTCACTGCCGATATTCTGCAGGAACTCGTTTGTTATACGGCTGAGTGCCTCGATTTTTGTATTGGCCAGATAGGTCTTGAACTGTATGAACCGTTCTCTTTGCATCTCCAATGTTCGGAGTTCCGCATCGACGGCGGTCTTCCGTCCCGCCGCTTCGCGGGATTTTTCCCTCACCTCCCGGAGCGTGCTCCGAAGCGTGGATATCAGATCGGATGGCACCGCCTCGTTCAATTCCCTGATAGTGCCTTGCAAAGTGTCAATGGCACAGGCTGCCGCCTGTATATCTTCCTTTTCCATCCGTATGCTGCGGCTCAGTGAGGCATTACGCTCGTCTACAAATCCGAATGTTTCATCGAATACCTTACGGCGGATGCTCTCAATCTCATTTTGCAGTGCGGTAATCCCAGCTGCAATACGCCGGTGTCTGTTTTCCGTCTCTTCCACACTCCGGGTAGTGTTCCTGACGGCACGTTCATGTCCGGCCAGCTGCTGTTCCCATTCGGTACGTCTGGCCTCCAAGGTACGGCGGCCGTGGTTCAGGCGGCTCTGCTGCAGCTCCACAGAACCGGTCTCCTCCTGTTTGTCTTCGATACGGCCATTAATTTCCGTGAGTTGCCGCTGTCGTAGTTTTAGTTCCCTCATTCCCGCCTCAATGTCAAACTGCGGCTCCGCTATTAAGAAATTATGTCTGCAGGCAGGGCAGGTGACGGAACCGGCCAGTTTGTTTGAGAGCTCGTCAATACCGGCCGAGACTATACGCCGTTTGTGACGCAACTCTTCGATGCATCCTGCAAGATTGCGCAGGCGGACGTCTGTTTCCCTCAGTTTGTCCGCTGCCTTACCGGACTGCTCGTTGTATTCCTCACAAAAGGCGGCATACTTATTTTTGAACTGTTCCCAGTTTTCAGTCTTCTCTTCCAGTTCCCGTTCCGCCTGTTTCAAGGAGGTGTCACAATCCGACAGCCCGGAAACGGCCGTCTGCAGCTTCTCTTTTGTCCCGGTGATAATCCCGTTCCAGTCCGTCTGTCTCGCATCGGGGAAGAGGGGCATCATCTCCCGTATCTTTTCCAGACACTCGTCCAGTGCCGTATCCCCCGATTCCAGCAACTGCAGTGCCTCATCCGCCTGCTGAACCGCCACAAGCCGTGTCTCATATCCGGCCACCGTCTCGTGTCCGATGCGTATCTGTTCCCTTTTAGCTGCGATGGCCGCTTCCAGGGAGGCGATGCGCTCCGCGCGGGTACGTCCCCGTTCCGCTCCGGTTTCCTCTTCCTTGCGGATCTGCTCCTGTAACATCTCGACACGCCCGTCCAGTCCCGCAAGTTCCAATGCCGCCTGTTGCTTCTTTTCTGAGAGCGGCACGATATCCTCCTCAAGTATGGCAATGGCCTCGTCCACCAGGATACCGTTGGAAAAGCGGTTGATTATCTCCTTTTTCTCTTTGTCCGATGACGAAAGAAAATCCTCATACCGGTATTTGGAGAGAATGAAGTTGTTGAGCAGCTCCTCGCGCGTGATCCCCAACTTTTCAAGGATATAGCGGTTATAGGCATCGACCGAAGGCTGGACAGTCTCGTCCGTCGTCACCTGCGCACCGTTACGGAAAAGTGTGCAACTGACCGTGGATGCCCCTCTGCGTGGAATGCACCGGTTGACAACCAGTTCCTCCGCTGAGTTGCCGTTGCTGAAATGTAATCCGATACGGCACTCCCCGGACGCATCGTTTATAATTTCTTCCGACCTTATCTTACGGAGCGGGCTGCCTGTGATACCGACAGCGATACACTCCAGCAGGGCGGATTTGCCCGCACCGTTCGACCTTTGGGACTCATTGTCCCGGTTGTCGCCGAATATCAGTGTCGTAACCCCTTGCCGTAACGTGTATGACAGCGAGCGGAAGGCACAGAGATTCTCAGCTTCTATTCTATTTAATTTCCACATGTCCTGTTATCTATTTTGGATAAATACTCTAATCCGATTGAGACATCCTCAATCTGTTTTTCCCGGCAGAAATCCTCGTAAGTTTCCCGGATACGGCAGCTGTCATACTTTTCAAAGAGCGAAGAGGATGCGGTCTCCAACAGTTCCTCGTCATCAGCTATCAGTTCCACCTTCGCCGCCCCGGCTCCCAGCAGCGCGGCCTTGTCAACCGACTTCATAGCAGCTGCCGGCGCGTGGACACGTACCTTGACCTTGTAGCGGCCGTCAGCCTCCGTCTCGCGCAACTCGTCCATAAGGTGCAGCCCGGCATGTTCCACCGGCACATCCACCACACGGTAGCGCATGTTCACCCGGTTTTTGACAAACTCGTGTGTGCCGTCGGTATAAAGCACCGTATATCCTTTTTCCTCATCCTCGCCGAAGTTGTGCTGACGGGAGGCCCCGATGTATTCGATACGGGTTTGTGGAATGACGGTCCGGTTATGGTAATGGCCGACAAAAACTTTATCAAACGGGAGAAAAATCCTGGCGGGCAATTCTTTCTCCGATGGTTGCGCCAGTGCCCCGTTTATACCTTCGTGTATATAAAGAAAATGTTTCTTTTCCTCTGAAAGCGCTTTCTCTTCCAACTGTCCGAGCCTTTCGACAAACGATCCGTCCTCCGGAAAATAACTCATCAGATGAAGCGCGAACTCCCAGCCGGGACGCGACAGGGTCAGGAAGTCATCCACTACCGTCACATCCGGATGGCAGTCAAAGACATGACAGTAACCTCTGACGGCTTCCTGGTTCACGAGGTCATGATTCCCCTCGGCGAGCGTGACATGGATGCCCGCACGTGAGGTTTCCAGCAGGGCGTCATGTACTGCCAGCAGCACGTCAAGTGTCTGTGCCGCGCGTGAAAAGAACAGGTCGCCTCCGACGGCGATTTCGCTGATACCCCATTTCCTGCAGATCTCCACGGCCTCCTGCCAGTTGGCCTGAAATGCAGGGATGTTGTCTTTTGAGACATGGATATCATTCAACAACAATATGCAAGGTTTGCTCTCTTCCATGAATGTGTGTGATTAAGACGGGAGGCGTGGACGCCTCCCGCCGGGTTAAAACTCAAAGACTTATAAAAGGGGTTATCTGCGACGGCGGGGACGCCCGGCACGCTCCTCCGTTTCCGCAAGCCGGTGTTCCTCCTCCCCGGAAGTGTCCTCCGGTGTGTCTGTGGGTTTCGGACCTTCCATCTCACTCTCAATCAGTTCGAGCAGTTCCCGGTTGCTTGTCGAACGGGTGACACGGACGGACAAAGCTTCCTGTTCAATGTAGCTGCGTATCATTGCACGCAGCTCCTGTCCCTCCTCGGTCTTGTCACCGAGGTCCTGCCGCCTGAGCTCGTCATAATATTCAAGAAGATCGTCCAGGGAAATTCCTGTCCCGTCCTGGATATTGTCCTTGTTGTCTTTCGTACGGCGGTCGAACGAGAAGGAGGAGGTATCTTCTTTCGGCAGTTCGTCGGACAACTGCTGTATGACCTCTTTCATCCCGTCCGTCTCCATAAGCCGCATGCCGTAAATGCCGTCGCACTGTTTAAGGAATTCAACGGTGGCACCCAGATGATAACGGGTATAGCGGTAAATGATTTCCGGAATACGGGGTGCTCCCAGCAAGGCAGCCAGCTCCTCCCTGGTCAGAGGTTCAGGGTCGGATTCATTGTCGATGGAAAACAGGTATTCGGTTTTGGCCCCGTTACGCCGTTTTTCTATTTCCACGGGATAGGCGTCGTACACCGATGAAACCGGACACGGATAAGACGGGTTCTTGGCCAGCTTCTTGCTCCAGAGTTTGAACTTCCGCTCGTCCAGATCCTTGAACTGGGCGTGCGAGAGGGTCATCATCTGTACTCCCTTGGCACGCTCGCCCAGGTCAAAGATATAGAGGCAGTGCCCGTAGTTGTACTTCAAGCCGCCACTGAACGAACCGCCGGCGATTTTTTCTGCCAGTTTCTCATCCCCGGCTTCTTTTGCGGCTTCTACGGCCATACGCCGATAAGTTTCGATGGGATCGACACTGTATCCGGCATCGGTGGCGCGGGTGACGGTGACATACATCTTCTGGGGCTTGTTTCCGGTTGTGGGCTTTTCCAGTTCCAGTAGCAACTGATGAACCGGATACTCATAACCGGGCCGGGCCGGTGAACCGTCCGGATTGGGGGCGATGGGAAGGACACGCAGCCGGTACGTCCCGAATTTGTCCATGCGGAAGAATTCCGTGCGGGCGAACGCCCTGTTCTCTTCCTGGGCACGCTGCTGTGCCTCCTGATACGATTCCTGGATACCGAGGAACATCTCCTCGACAGACATGCCTTCCATGCCGTTGTTCTTTTCTTCTTCTTGCATAAACGCTTGGTTTTATGGATTAAAAATGCCCGAAGAGTGCGACACGGCAGGCCCGTATCGCAAAGAAACTGGTTACAGGACAGACGGGTTCGGTTGCACCGTCCGTATTCACTTGACAATATAGGGAGAGGATATCCCACCGGCCGTATCCTGGCCGGATACTCAGTTTACAATATGGAAAGGTCTTGCAGCGACTGTGGAATACAAAGTTAGACAAATGCTCCCGAACAGCCATACATGCATATGAATGTTTGTGCCAGTCATTGTCCGTCAATGCATTACCGTTTCTTTTTAAGCATGTTTTTAATCTCCCCGGGCAATTTGTCACTGCCCGGCCCATTCCGTCTTTCAAAGAGCAGCTTCCTGCGGTTTTGACGGATATACTCTTCCGTCTTGCGACGGCGTATGCCCTCGTAATAGGTTTTACGTCCGGGCGTAAGCCGTTTGCCCCGCCGGCAGTAAACCCCGTTCCGGCGGTAGTCATCCAGATAGCGGCTGAATTTCGCCTTTCTGAACGAAGGGTCTTTCGACGCCTCCGCAACCAGTTCGATGACATGCCAGTCCGGTTCAAAAGGCTGTTGCCGGTGATACAGCCTGCGGAGCAGATGGTAAACCACCGGCATCTCATAACGGAGCATGAACCCTATCCGGGTCTGGTCGAAGGGGAAACGTTTAAACGTCCCCTGCGGTCTTCCGTCTTCTCGCTTTCGGGGATTCGTTCCCCGGAAAGACGGTTTCTTCTGCGGCTGTCGCCGGATCCTTTTCTGTTTCATGATACTGTCGGCTGTTGTCGGGTGAAATATTCTCTCGGGCGGGAACGGACCTGCATTCCGCAATCCTGCGGCGACTTTCGATGTCACCGTTTACATTAATCTTCTGTTTCATGGCTATACGAAATATGTAAAGTTGAGTTCCACATTGGCATTGTACATACCGCGCTCATAAAGCTGTATCCTTCGCGAGCCGCCGTAAATGGTGAACGATACCCCACGGTTGTACTTATGGTCATCATTCCAGTCAGTGGCGGTGCAGCGCACACTGTACCGGGGTGGTTGTATTTTGTTGGGGATGACCGCCACGATACCTCCCCAGTTGTTTCCGTCCCTGTTGGCCGTATTGACGGCGCCTTGTATGGAAACGATGTTCCCGATTTGGCGGGCGAAGAGCGACTGTGTGTTGGTACCCGATCCGCTGTTCTCCATCTGTACCCATCCTGTATCCGCAAGCAACGGCTGATACTCCTCGGCATAAGCGGCTCCGATAGCACGGCAGGCCTGCCGTCTGGCCTCCGCCGTTGGCAGCAGAAGGTCGGACAGCTTGCTGTCCCGGCGCAGGTAATCCCTGACAATCTCATTCTTGGAGAGTACGTTCAACTTGCCCTGCAGGAACTGTTGTGCCTCCGAGGTGCTCTTTCCCTGCCGGACTAAAAAATTGATATAATCCTGGAACAGATTCTCAAGGGTGGCGAAACGGGCGTCGGCACCCGCCTTTGTATAGAGGTTCAGGTTCGTGGCGACGGTTTCCTTGTCGGAAGCGCTGTAGCCTCCCAACAGCCGGTCAGCCTTCTTTTTGAGTTCCCCCACCACCTGTGAGGTCATCACATACCCCTCGACCTGCGCGTGTGAGGTGCCGTTACTGTCGGTATATGCAAAAAAACCGGTGGTAATGGCCTGTAATTTATCCCGAAGCCCGGCCGTGAAGACAATGCCTTGATAGGCAGAGTCCGTACCAAGCTTGCCGGCCATCATCGTGTCTATCTCTGTCTTGGAATAGACTTCAAGATTTTTTCGGGCCTTGTTCTTGTCAGAAAGGTCTGAAAGATTCGACAGCTTGGCAAGTTTCAAATCTCCGGTACCTTTCCTTTCGGCATTAAGGGTGTCCCTCACGGCTGCCTGCTTTTCCGCTTTCAAAGCGGCGGCTTCTTCTGCCGGAAGCCTGTTGATCTCTTCAGCCGTCAGACGTACCAGTTCTTTCAACCCTTCGGAGGTCTTCAGGAAGACTTCGCCGGCTTCCGTTTTGGAATAGACGTCGAGATTCTTCCGGGCGGCGGATTTGTCCATGATATCGGACAGGTTCTCATCGGCTGAAAGCTTCATTTTCAGTGCGGCACGGACAGCCCCCGCCGTAACATAGCCGTCACCGCCTCCCGTAAGCTCCCCGGTGATGATGGCCGCAAGTTTCTTTTTGTATTCGGTGGTAAAATCCTCGGTGGAAAGCTGCTTTCCCTTGACGGCATCCACTTTCTTCGACATCTCCCCGGCAAAGGTCGTGACGCTCACATAGGTGTCCGATACGGATTTCCCGTTGATCTTAAGCGTGCCGAGCACATCCACCGAGCCGGAAGGGGCAAGCACAATATCCCCCAATGTGTTCCGCAGGATAAAGCGGTAATCGTCCGGGGTATCAAAACCTGCCATTGCGAGCACGGAGGCGGCACTATCCCGCCAGGTGACCAGGTTGGTGAGCCTGGCATTGTCTTTCGTATAGGCGGTATTCTGAAGGTCGATCCCACGTCCGGCATTCTGCACGACGAACAGCCCGCCCGCCCGTACGGTGGCGGTACGGCCGGTTACTTCCAGGACCGGGCTGCTTCCGGATTTCCCGTCATGTACGGCAAAGTTGCGGTATCTTGTTCCGCCTCCCTGCGCACCGTAATAATTGATACGGACACAGCCCTCATCTGTCGTATCCGAAGTGTTATAGATATCGGACCCTTTGATACGGATTGCCCCGATACGGGCGCTATCGCCCAGTGAGGTACCGTAAGAGATCCCGTCTTCCGTTATACGAACCAGTTCCTTGCCCTGCTTCATGAAACTGAAGCCGCCGTCTGTACGGATGATAATTTCATTGACCGGCAATCCGCGCAGATAAGCGCCAAGCGAGATGCTGCCGTCAGTTTTGACGATACCTTTGAGCATATAGCCGTTTTCCCCGCTGACAGAAACGGCGGTTCTGGAATTGATTTCTTTCTGTCCGGTAAGGGTGCCCGCCAGTACCAGGTCCTTCTTGACGGT